GAGATGGAAGGTTTGATTAAAACTGAGGAAGAATTAGCGGCTGAACAAGAACAAATGCAACAGCAACAACAGCAACAACAAGTCATGGAAATGGCAGGTAAAGCTGTAGCTCCTGTTGCGGGTAACATAACTAAACCACAATAAAAGGAAATAAATTATGGTAGATAAAGTAGAAGTACAAAGTGCTGAAACTACTACGGATAAACCAGTGGAAGAGATAAAGCCTACACAAAGTAAACCTGAAGGTTTGCCTGAAAAATTCAACTCAGTTGATGAATTGGTCAAATCATATTCAGAATTAGAAAAAAAACTTGGTGAGCAATCTCAACCTACTGAAAAATCAGTAGACCCAGTTTCTAAGGCAGAAGCAAAACAAGAACAACCTAAATCTGATTTAGATATAGCTACAAAGGCTGTAGATAGTGCAGGTTTAAATATGGAATCATTAGCGGAAGAGTATGCTAAAGATGGTAAACTTGCTGATGGTTCTTATGAATCATTACAAAAAGCAGGAATACCAAAAGATTATGTGGACAGATTTATTGCAGGACAACAAGCAATAGCTGACCAACAATCCTCAAGCGTTAAAGAGATGGTCGGTGGAACACAGGCGTATGATACTATGTCTGAGTGGGCAGGTCAAAATCTAAGCGAAACTGAGAAGACAGCATATAATAGTGCTGTAAATAGTAAAGATTTAGAAGCTGTTAAGTTAGCAGTGGTAGGTCTTAAAGCTAGATACTCACAAGCAACAGGTAGTGAACCTAAGTTGGTTGAAGGTAAGTCTAGTGCTAGTGGTGAACAAGGTTTTCAATCTTGGGCACAAGTTACTCAAGCTATGTCTGACCCTAGATACGCAAAAGATGTTGCATATCAAGCGGAAGTAAAGAATAAGTTAGCTAATAGTAAAATCTAATATGGCTGACGACTGGCTAAGTGAAGAAAAATATAACTTAGAAAAGGAGAAATATAATCCTATGGCAAAAAAGAAAAAGAAGAAAAAAGATAAGAAGAAGAAAAATAAAAAGAAGAAGAGGTAATATGTTTTTATATGCTTTAAAGAAAAAGTATGAAGCGGATATTGCTGAACATACTTCGGTTGTTGATACTTACTTAAAAAATCCAGTAGGTATTCCTGACCACGATAATATTCTTGAAACAATTAAAAATAGATATGATAAATTAACCATATCTACTTTAGCGTTAAAGAATATAAACGACCTTCTTGATAAGGCTCAAGAAGCTGAGAAGAAAAATAAAAAATAGTTGTGCAACGCTTATGCGTGGCAACTGCCAAGTAAATAAGTAGATTAACTTGACCTTCCTGCGGGAAGACAATTTAGTATAAGAAGCTGAAAGTACAAGGCTTTTATTAACAATAACCATAAAAAAGGAGAATTATTATGGCGGCGTCAACACCAGTTTCACTCGGACAAGTAAATGCGGGTGGAGCAGAAGACGCTCTGTTTCTAAAAGTTTTTGCAGGAGAAGTTTTAACTTCTTTTGACAGAGCTTCAAAAACAGGCGGAGCGGAGATGGTGCGAACTATCTCAAGCGGTAAGTCGGCAACCTTCCCAGTAATGGGCAGAATTTCCAGTGCTTACCACACAGCAGGAGCAGAAATACTTGGTTCTGATGTGAATCACAACGAAAAGGTTATTACGATTAATGACCTTTTAATATCTAGTGTATTCCTTTCAAATATTGAGGAAGCTAAGAACCATTGGGACGTAAGAAATGCTTACAGTTCTGAAATTGGCAGAGCTTTGGCTTATGCTAAGGACAGACATATCTTAATAAACATTGGTAGAGCTTCGGTTGCTTCGGCAAACGTAAGTGACTCTAGTTACCCTGCGGGAACTACACTAACAAACACTGACATAGCACATGCTACTGATAGTACGGCGGCTAATGCGTTCATTACTGAACTCTTTAGTGCGGCTCAAACTTTAGACGACAACTACGTTCCAAGCGAAGGTAGAAAATGTTTTCTAAAACCTGAAAACTACTACAAGTTAGCAAATGCGACTAATGCAATAAATGTTGACTTTAGAGGTCAAGGTTCTATTGCTGAGGGTAGAGTGCAGAAAATTGCGGGTATTGAATTAGTACCTGTAGCTCACTTTACAAACTTCCACGTTACTGCGGGAGTAGCTGTTGGTTCTTATGGTGCAGGTGGAACAAATCCATACACTATAAACCTAACTGACTACGCAGGATTGGTAAGTCACCCAAGTGCTGTTGGTACTGTTAAACTTATGGACTTGGCTGTTGAATCAGAATATGATATTCGCAGACAAGGAACGCTAATGGTAGCGAAATACGCTATGGGACATGATGTCCTAAGACCTGAAGCGGCTGTAGGAATTAAATCAGCGTAATAGTTGATTTATACTATAACACAAAAACAATTAGAGAGGGCGTTGAAATATACGCCCTTTCTTACTTTAACTTCAAGATATGCCTAGTGGGTATCTTGATTAACTCGCTTAAAAAAGAAAGGAGTAACAATGACACTAGACTTAACACCGTTTAGAGCTTTCACAGTAGGCTTTGATAGCCTCTTTGATGAGCTTGATAGTTTTAAGACTGTTAGTTATCCACCATACAATATTGAAAAAATAAAAGATGGTGCATATAACATTTCAATGGCGGTTGCAGGGTTTTCAAAAGATGACCTGACAATCTCTGTGAAAGAAAATGTCTTAAAGATAAAAGGAAAAAAAGTAAAGAATGAGAAAGATTTTCTTTACAAAGGTATTGGTGAAAGGTCTTTTGAACAATCATTTAAACTTGCTGAATTTACGGAAGTAAAAGAAGTTAAGTTAGAAGATGGTGTTCTTAATGTTTCTTTGATTCAGGATTTACCTGAAGAGAAGAAAGAAAAGACTATCAAAATATCTTAAACATAAGAGTCTAGGGGGGAGTCAAATCCCCTCTAGTTATTTTAATAATTAATAAAGAGGATATATGGATAAACTTAAACAAAAATGGCAAAGCCTTACTAATAAAAATAAGATTAGAGTTAGTGTGGCGGCAGTTATTATAGTTATCGTTTTGATTAGTATTATAAAATAATGGCAACACAAATTACCCCAACTACTGAACTTCAGGCGGTAAACCAAATGCTGTCGGTTATAGGAGAAGCTCCTGTTAATACAATTACAGGAACTACTACAACTGACGTATCTGTCGCTAAAAATATTTTAGATGAAACATCTATGTCTGTTCAGTCTATGGGGTGGAATTTCAATACTCATTATGCTTATACACTAACAAAAGATATTGATAATAAAGTTCCCTTACCTTCTAATTGCGTCCAAGCTGACGCATCTGCACAATACCGATACTTAAATATAGTTATGCGTGATGGTTATTTATACGACATAACTAATTCTACAGACGTTTTCGGTACGTCATCAACCCTACCTACATGTGACTTAGTTCTAGTCCAACAATTTGAACAACTCCCCGAATATGCAAGACAATATATAACAACGAAATCCGCTAGACGTTTTGCGTCAAGATTTATTGGAGATAAAGAAATTGTTGAATTGGCAGGAAATGATGAACAAGAAGCACTTTCGGCTTTTCAACAAGCGGATAGTAGAAGTGCTGATGCAAATATTTTAGAAGGAGATTCTAATACTTATTCAATAATTAATAGAACTCAAAGGAGAACTTAATAATGGGTGGCGTTGTTTCACAATCTATACCTAATTTTCTAAATGGTATGTCTCAACAAACTCCATCACAACGAGGAATTAATCAAGGTCAAGACCAAGTTAATTTACAAAATAATATTGTTGATGGGTTGTCAAAGAGACCACCGTTAGAATATGTCGCTACTTTAGATGGTACGAATGTCTTTCCTAATACAACTAAAATATGGAATATTCAAAGAGATACAAACAATCGGTACATGTGTGCGTTTTATGATAATGGAGTTAGAGTTTTTGATTTATTAGGTAATGAAAAAACTGTCAGTTATCCTGATGGAAATACATATCTTAATTCTACTAATCCTAAAAACGATTTTCGTATGGTTAATATTGCTGATTACACTTTTGTTGTTAATAAGTCTATTACTCCTACGGCTGATAGTTCAACTTCGGCGGCAAAAATAGAGGAATTTCATGTTTACTGCAAAGCAACTAATTATGGTAGAGAATATAAAGTTGGGGTTAATCACCCTGATATTGTTACAGCAGGATTCGCTGAAGGATATGAAGTAATATTTCAAATACCTACAGGAAGTGATGCCTCAACGGATAGTAAATTTAGAGATACAAATAAAATTACAGATATACTTTTATATGGTACTGCAAGTTCACATTATGATGCTAGTGCTAATGGAATAGGATTTAAAACAATTAATAAAGCGACAGGGGCAACTGTATCTACTACAGAAGGATTAAATAATTATGCTCCTATTACTGCTGAATTTACTTTTGAAGCATTTGACTCGGTTATCTATGGCAAACCGACTGATGGAGATGAAGATTATGAAGTAACAACTTCTGATGGTTCAGGCAATACAGCTATGTATGCTGTTAGAGATACAATACAAGATTTTACAAAATTACCTTATTACGGAAAAGTAGGAACTATTGTTAAAGTTACTGGTGACGAAGGTGATACACTTTCAGATTATTTTGTAAAATTTGATGGTGAGGGTGTGTGGACTGAAACGATAGCTCCTGCAACAAGTCTAGGAGTAACAGACACAACAATGCCACATGCTTTAGTAAATAATAATGATGGTACATTTACATTTAAGAAAAATATATGGGCAGATAGACTCTGTGGTAATGCAACAGACACTAATCCTGACCCAACTTTTGTTGGTAAAACAATAGAGAATTTAACTTTTTATAAAAATAGATTAGGAATATTATCAGGAGAGAATTTAATTTTATCGGGTAATGCTGATTTCTTTAATTTCTATGGTACAACAGTTACACAAGTTTTAGACACTGACCCTATTGATGTAGCGGCTTCAGGTACACAAGTTAATACTTTGAAAAATTCTATATCATTTAATGAAACATTATTATTATTTTCTGATACAGCTCAATTTAAACTTGGACACGCAGGAGATATGGTTAGTCCAACGACTTCTATTCTAACTGAAGTTTCAAGTTTTGAACATGATGAGGCAGTAAGTCCTATAGCGGCAGGAAGGTTCGCATACTTCGCTCAGGGAAGAACAAATAATACAGCAATAAGAGAATATTATTCTGATGATGAAACTTTAACAAATGATGGTTTAGATATTTCAGTTTCAGTACAAACTTTAATGCCAACTAATGCTTATCAAATTATAAGTAATTCAGTTGAAGATTGTTTAGCAATTTTATGTTCGGATACGGCAGATACTCAAGTAGCTCCGTATACAACAGCTTCAAACGTAACAGCAACTAACGCTGATACTATGTTTATATATAAATATTTCTTTGATGGCGGTGATAAAGTACAAACTGCTTGGTCTAAATGGGAATTTGCAGGAGTTAAAATACTCGGTGGATTTTCAGTAGAAAGTATTATTTATTTATTTACGGCTGAAGGAAAAACTACAAAATTATTTAAAATAGATTTAAGAAATGTAAAAGATGAAACACTAGGTTTTGGTGTATACATTGATAAAAGAACACCAGTAACAGGAACTTATGCTAGTGGCACTGGTTTAACAACTTTTGTTTCTCCGTATGGATATAAAGACGGATTAATGGCAGTTGATAGAACTGATGGAACAAATTATGCTCTTACAGATGCCGCTAATGCAACTTGCACAATTACAGTTACAGATGCACTCAATATTGCTGTCGGAACTACTCTCACATTTACGGACAATGCTGGTGTTTCTACAACAATGACAGGGACAGCAACAAACCCAACTACTAATCCAAATGAATTTAGTGTAGGAGTAGATGCGGCATCTACAGCAGATAATATTGCTGTCGGAGCTTATAGCCTTTATGGTATTAATGGTTTAGCGGGATATTCAGCTCCTAATCCTGCATCAAATGTAATTACAGTTACAAGAGCAGTGGCAGGAGCTTCAAATTTAACTGTGACTTCTTCTGACCCTGTAAGATTAGCTGTTACAAATTTTGTTACTCCTGCAACTACTTTTACTTTAGTTGGTAATCATACTAGCGTATGGTTAGGAACACCGTATGCTTCTTTGTATACATTATCACCACAATATGTAAGAGAAAACACTGGAAGAGGG